CCATCAGGACCAACCATTAATCCAGGTTTTACTTCATTGTAAATACCTGTAGATGTAGAATTAAATACAGAACTAGCAATAGCATCATTTAGTTCAGGATCAGTAAATACAGCATAACTTGAATTAATTCTTTTTCCATTTTTAACAGAAGCTCTCTTATTAACATCTATACCATATTGTGATACTACATCAATTATATTGTTCATGGTTGATGTAAATGGTACGCTAAACATGTCTGATTGATTAGAGCTTAATTGTTGAGCAAGTTTATTTACTGTATTTAGCTCGTTACCATAAGATGTTTCAATATCTGCTTTACCGTAAACTGGCATGTCTTGTGGCATGTATTTAGTTCTGGTATATTCTAAAAGCATATCATTAGTTACATCTTCAGGAGCTATATTTCTTTCTCTAATAAGATTCATACGTATAGCCTTGCTATTTAGAGTTCCATCTTTTCCAACATAGTCTAAAATGTCTTGAGCAGAAACTCTTTGATTTTTTTGAGTTTCATCTAAATAACCCATATCTATTTCAGACAATAAGCCACTAAATGTAAAGTCTGATGTTTTTTCATTAACAAAGTCGTTAAATGCTTGTATGTCTTTTTGCATAACAAGATTTACAGTGTCTTTACTATCAGTTGCTTTTCTGTACTTCTTAACCTCTTCTTCATTAACTTTTAATGAGTTTAATTGAGATTTAAAATCTGATATACCACTATAAAGTAATTCATTACCCTCAGCAACCATATACTTCATATAGTCGCCACCATATCTTGCAGCACCTTTTTTTAATTCTTCAAAAGTATTATCTAATGTTCCTTTTAATTTTTTAGCTTTCCCTTGTTGATATACAATTTTACTAGCTTCTTCACCATAAGCTTGATCTAATTTAAATAATTGATCTTGAAATTGATATTGTTTTTGTAAATCTTGTTGCTCTTTGTTATACATTGCTTGAGCAATATTTAACTCTCTTTGTTTAGCTGCCTTTCTATCAGATGAAAAAAGACCAAGTAAAGCAGTATTTATACCCATTCCAGCCATTATGCTTCTGTATTATTTTTTTTAAACATGTTTTCTAATTTGCCTAAACCAAGACTTTCAAAAAGACCAACTTTTTCAGTTTTAACACCATTTGATAATGAGGCTATATATTGTCTTTGCATCATGTCTGCTTTAGCTCCTTGTATATTATCTAATGCAGTTTTAATAGCGGCAGCACCCAATGCAGATGATGTTTGTTGTTGCAATTGTGCTTGTTGCATTTTTTCAGCTCTTATTTGCATATCATTTTGTCTATCATAAGTTTCTTTAAAACTTAACATTTGTCTGTATTTATCTCTATTTGCTTGTCTAGCTGCTTCATCTTTTGCAGCAAAGTCTAATAAAGCAGACTGTCTTCTAGTGTCTAATGCACCAGTCATAGCTAAAAACTTAGCCCTATCTCCAGCAGTACCTCTAATTGCATTTTCTACACCTAAATCATAAGCACTTTGAATATCTTTTCTAATAGCTTTTTCCTGTTCAGGAGCAAATCCTTGTTTTGAAAGCTGTTCCATTTGATATAACTCAGCATTAAATGCGTCTGATAATTCTGGCGTAGCTAATATTTCAGGATCTTGAGAAGCTTTACTAAGAGCTTTTGCTCCAACTAATGCTGAAACTACTGTACCTATACCACCAATTGCATCTAAAGGTCCTTGTTTTATAGTTTTTTCAACATTGGAAGTATTATCTACAACAGTTTTATCAGTTTCATCAGTTTCATCATTTAATGTTTTAGTATCATCTCTTAAGTCAATAGGAAGCTCTGCAGGTTCCATTTTAATTTCAGGAGACTTTACATCAAAACCTTTTATTTCTTTAGGCTCAACATATGGAATATCTTTTTTAGTTTGAGAAAAAGGCTGTTCTGGTGTAGGAAAAGGAGCATCTGATGGAAATATTTTTTCTTCTTCTTTTTTAGATTGCTCCTGTAATGTTTTAAATATTTCTTCTGGATCTGCTTCTGGAATATCATCAGGAGTATAAATATTTTTGATTCTTTTTTCAATAGCTTTTGGTGATTGATCTTTAGGTTTTTCAAAATCTAACATAAAAGCTTTTGTTGCTTCTTCAGGTGAATCAAATTCTGATTCTAAAAACTTTTGTGCTTCTGGCTCTCTTAAAGCAAAATCAATTTGACCTTTCCAATTTGTTTCCCAGTCTGGAACGGCTTTCAAAAAAGCTTCTTTTCTTGCAGGAAAAGTATATTGAAACAGACCTATTCCTTTATTTTCCACATCACCTATTTCAACTGCATCTGAATAAAAATCAGATTCAGCTTTTATATTGGCTAAAATACCTAACGCTTTATCTTTTGATATTTGACCAAATGAATTTAAATAATCATATATTTCTTTTTTAGAAACTTTATTTTTTCCTGGTGTAGCCATTATTAACCTCCGTAAGTATTTGTATATTTATTTGCAAGTTCATAGTAATCTTTATTAGATTCTATTAAGTCTTGCTTTTGTTGTAATTTTCTTTCTTGATACTCTTTCATTTCTTGAGCCTCAAGTCTTTCTTTTCTTTTTCTTTTTCTTGCTTTATCAGCTAATGCAAATGCACCAACAGCTAAAAATGGTAATGCAGGTGCTAAAGCTGCTAAACCAGCTCCACCAGCTCCACCTGCTGCTGCTGTTCCTTGTGGTAGAAATCCTTTCAAAGCTCCTTTTAATCCAGCAGTTCCTAATAATCCTTCAGTACCTAAAAGTGATTTTCCAGTTAAAGATTTAGCTGCTGTTCCAACTTGTGATACAGTATTTGCAATATTACTTACATTACCAAAATCAAATCTATTTTCTACTGGAGACATATATGGATTTAATGGCTCCATACCATAATCTACATTTCCTGATAATTGAGATGATAAATTATTGTCAGCAGTAACCGTCACATTTCTTAACAACATTTGTCTTATCTGATCATCAGTCATGTCAGCAAATGCAGGATCTAGTCTTAATTTTTGTAATTCATTTTCAATATCATCCATTATTTAAAAGATTTTCTGATTTTAGGAACTATTGCAAAGATACTAAATTTAGTAGTATTATTATTTTTCAATTTTACTAGAGCATAACTACCAACTAATCTTTTTGTTGCAGTTTTACCTCTAAGTGGGAATCTAAGTATGCCTTCACGTACTTTGTGTATTAAATCTGTAGCAAATGTTGTAGATTGTTCTGAGACTTTGTCTGTGCTAAATGCCGCGCCAGTTAAGTTTACAGTTCCAGACGTGTCTACATCACCTATAACTTCAACAGCATCAAATTTTTTGCTATCAGTAGGTCCGTCATTAATTACAATTTCTATAAACTGTTCTTTTTGAAGATCTACAACTAAACCTCTATTTGAAGCGTCTGAATCAAATAAATAAACATTATCACAATTTACATTAGATGAACCCATTTCTGCTGGAAGTCTACCATGTGAATATAATTTGCCATCATGCATTATCCATAAAGGAGGGCAAAAGTCTAATTTACTTTCCCAACCGTCTATATATTCATTAAATGATATGGATTTTTTGTTTTGTTGAGAATCATGGTAACTTGCAAATGTAAAGATTACACGTTTTTCATTTTGATCATATCCAATACTAACACCATTTGCATTTTGTGCAAATACTAATTGTGATGTTTCAACTCTTGGGTATGTATTGTTTTTTACTTTAGAGGCTAACGTAGAGTTAGTAACAAATATATCTTGATTTAAAAACTTAGAAATACCTTTGTCAGATATAGTTTGTAAGCTACCAGTAAATCTATGAATTTTAGAATTTTTGGCATCTATAAAGTATATTGCATTATCAGTTGCTAAAATACCTTCTCTATGTATACTTCCATATTGTTTAGATATGTATGCATGATTTTCAATTGTGCTAGCACTACCAAGTAATATACCTTCCTGGCCACCTATAAGTGTTCTAGAGTTAATAAATAACTTAGCAAAGCCATTGTCTTGAAAAACATATAAATCGTCCCTAAAGTTTATTAAACCATTTATTTCACCAGTGTCATTATCCATTTCATAAAACTGTGCTGCTGGAAATTGTCTAAATGAATCTTCAGACTCTCCAGATAATTTAGTTTTACTATATGATATTTGTATTGGTTGGTTTTCATCTTTAGGTTTTTTCTTTTCATTTACAGATAAATAACCTTTTAAGTTTGCTTCTTGACTATATACTTGATTATAAAGAATATCATTTTTATTAGGTAATACATCTGGGAAAAATCCTGCATTAATAAAACCTGAAGCTAAATGTTGACCACTTCTCATTTCAACATTAGTTCTTGATTCAACAGGGAATGTAATTACTTTTGCTGCTGATCCATCAGGATGAAAATGAGACATAGTTAATTGATGAGAAAATATACTTACATATGTATCACCACCAGCAACTCTACATTGAAACTTTGTAGTCGGTACATGTGAATCTCTAACTGGAACAAAGTCTCCAGCTTGTATATATCTTGTTGCATATATAGCGCTATCTTCTACACCGCCATATACCCCCTCTTTATATGAAGAACTTTTTTCTATTTCACCTAATATCATATAAGGTGATTTTTTACTTCTCATTGAATCATCAAAAAGTATTTGTCTATCCGATCCAATTAAAGCTCTATCTAAGTTTGGTATTCTAAATGTTCCTTTATCTGATACATCAACTGATATACCTCTATTACCTTTTTGTATACTTTTATTTACTTCATAACCAATAGTGGTATAGCTTTTAACATATGAGTGATAAGCTCCTGTTATTGTTAAATCAGCGTTTGTTTCTGCTATAGGTTTTGTAGATCCAAACGAAACATTATGAAAGTCTAAACTAGAAGATTCAAGATTGTGAGAATCTCCATCATTAAGTTCTTTAGCATCATTTAGTTCAGATCCTGCATTATATAAACCTTTAGCATCATTTGAAGTTGTAAAGTCTGCTCCACTATAATAGTTGCCATAACTATCAGTTTCTGTGTAAAATTTAATTCCATTAGATCCATCCTCTAATGTTTCATTACTTAATCTATGAAATTGCGTATCTACAGTATAAGTTTTACCAACATAAACATCCTGACCATCAGAAGAATTTATAGTTTTTTTACCATAAAATCTTTTTGTATCAGCATAATGCGACCTAAAGCTATAAGCTTTATTTGTAGCAAATTGTGTATTATCTTTTAATTTTATAATACTTATTGCTCTTGCAACATCTCCATCTTGATATGTATATGGCGCAGTACCAAATATACTATCTGGTGAATATAACATACCAAAACTTGGGACAGACGTCCATATAGGTCCTATTCCAGAGTTTTCAGAATAATTTTGTTGTGAACCATTAGATCCAAAAATAAAACTTTCAGTTGTTTTTGTTCCATTTGAGTCTGGTGATCCTACTTCCGTATTGTTATCTGTAATAATATTTTCTCCTAGCGTATACTTACCTGAATGTTTTTGCGATTCTTCATGTACGGCTAGTTTATTTGAATCAACACTATTCCCTATAATTTCATCTTGTGGTATTCCTGAAGCTGGTAATGCTAGTTCAGTATTGTCTTTTTTTGTTGTATTGTAATTAGTAGAAATAGCTTCTCTAAATAAACCTTGTTGTAATATTGTAGAGTCTTCCTCGCTTCTTTCAGCTCTTACAATTCTATATCCTGATATTTTATTTAATACAGATTGTGGAAATCTTAAATCAAATACACAACATAAATCCATTGTGTAATGTTTAAATGTTCTTGAAGAAGCATAACTATTTCTTGTATATGGGAATAACCAATTTGTTTTTTTGTTAGTGTTTCCAACATTTCCTAAAGCTACATCTCCATCTCTATAGTATTCTTCAGTTCTACAATAACCTGGAACAGCAATACCATCAACAACATCAAGTCTATAGTCTTCAGCTATTGTTCTGCCATTTAATTGAGGAGATCTAGCTTGATAAGCAGTAGTTAAAGTAGGGTCATAAGGTGATCTAACACCAGTAACTTGAATTAACTCTAAATTTCTATCATAAGTTCTTGGCATTTCAACATCACCCATCCATAATGTATTGGTTGGATTACCTTTTTTGTCATAAAATAAAATACCAAATCTATATATTTCTCCACGCTTATAGCCTTTTAAAGAAACCATTTGTGGATCTTTATTAGAAGATGATTGAGTAGCTATAAATGTAGTGCTATCTGTATTGTTTACATCAAAATTAATAATAGAATCATTTGTTGATATAAATGGAAAATCATCTGTTTGTCCAACAACTTCATCGCTAACTTTAGGATATGTTTTAAATGTCATTCTTACACCTTTTCCTGATGTAAAACCCTGTGATTGCGCACCTAAAACCCTTGAGTATTCAGATATTTCATTTGCTTCTGATAATGTTACAGATTCCTCAACTGATATATTTACCTCACCATCACTTGAATATCCATTTGCAGTTATAGTTGTGTCTCCAAGCCAATTATTAGTTACAGTATATGATGTTACAAAAGAACCTCCAGAAACACCATTAATTGATTTAGATTCTATTTCAACAAATAATTTATCAACTCCATCAATAGCTGTTGTAAGTATATTTATATTATCATAAAATAATGCGTAATCTCCTCCAAGTGAGTTTACATAGTTAGTTGGATTTTCTCCAGTATATGTAAATGAAGTTGAAGAGCCTTGCCATGCACTTCCATTCCACCACTGGTCATATGTACCATCACCATTTGTGTCTACTTTTATAACAATTGTATATGTAATGTATTCAGCACCGTCATAAACTAAACCAGATCCAGTTGCATCTGCATGTATAAAGTTTGAACCTTGATTTATATTTACAATTAATCCATCTTGACTTGTTGAAAAAGTTTCTTCTAATATAGTGCCTTCTCCTATACCTGATTGTAATAAATTATATTCAGCTACAGACGTTGTTGATCCAGTAGAAGCCGTGTTATTATTTTTTGTATAATTTGTATAATAAACTCCTGGTAAAAAACGATAATTATCTTTGCCTTGATTGGTTCTTGTATAACTACCACCACTTAAAAATCTTGTCCCTCTGCTAGTGCCATCACTTTTCCATCTTTTAAGCTCAGAGTCAAATTCATCAATACTTATAAAAGCATCTGTTTTTTTAGTATTAGCAGCAAATAATATATTGTCTTTTATAGCTATATCTTTTGCAACATCAAACGTATTAGAAACTTCTAATATTTTTTCTATTGGCAATTCATTATCTAATCTCTGATGTGAAAATGTTGCAGACGTATTACCTGATATATATTTTTCACCTACTTTGTATGCTTTTGATGGGCCGTCTTTTGTTTCATATAATACAGCATATAAAACTATTTTTTCAAAATTAGTATCTAATGAATTAATTTTAATTTGAAAGCCCATTGAAGAATCTTCACCAACAGCAGATCCATATGTATTTTTATAATCTCCAGTTTGATTTGTAGTATGATAAAGTCCAGACAGAGGAGATATAGATGTACTAGCACCATCTGTTGTAAACAACTCATAGCAATATTGATATACACCTACTTTAAGATTACCACCAACTACAGCACTCAAATATGGTGCATTTAATTTAGCTTTTGGAAGTAAGTCTAAATTAGATACAGGCACTTCAGTTGTGGTAATTGGGTAATTATCTAAAGCATAAGGAGCTAATTCAAGATTTATAGATCTGACTGGATTAATATTATCAGACCAATATATTCTTCTAATAGCTTTATTTTCTATTAAACCAACTATTTTAACAGGTTGTTCTTCTGTCATCTGCATATTAGCAGAATAAACATAAGTATCACTATTATTTACATCAACTTCACTACTAAATGTACCATCATCATTTAATGTATACATATAAATTTTTGTAGTTGAGCTGGCAGTATTTGTTCCATCAACATGTATTAAAACAAGTTTATCTGAAAATGAATAATAACCTACTATATTGCCATCATCTATTCCTAGATCTATTTTAGATGTTGCTCCTTTAATATTTTCTACAGTAAATGAAGATCCTTCTACACTTACTACTTTAATGTTTTGAGCATCACGATATGTTCCTTGTGGTTGAAACCTTGGATCAACATCCATGTTAAGTCCACCCTGAAAAGTTTTTGGAGTAGATTTTGCCATTATTAGTGATTTTTAAGGCCGTTATTAGTCTTAATTGGAATTAAAGTGTTCCAGTATTTACCTATCTCTGAAAGCTCTTGTGAGCTTGGCATACCATCTATACCTCTAGCTTGACCACACAAGTAATACCATCTTCTCTCTAAGTCTTTAATAATATACTGAGGAACTTTACCGTTATAATAGTCTATATTTTTAATCATCCACATGCAATAAGCAGTTACAGCTTCTAAATGTGCATCATTTATTTTAGGAAGTCCGTCTGCGTCTGTTGGTATTTCTAATACAGATAATGTAATTACAGTGTCGTCTGAGACTTTAGTATTAATGTAACCATCTTGTATGTAATATCTGCCGCTAGCTACCATATTGTCTGTGTCTGCATCATCTCCTACAGCATTACCTCTAAAGTGTGAGTGCGTAGGTTCAAGCATTACACCACTTTGACTAACAGCTAATACTTTAACTATATTAGCAGGCAAAGCAGCTCTATTCGAAGTTATTGTAACGTCTTTTTCAGTTTGTAAGAATGACTTTAATCCACCTATGTATTTTTCTGCTTCAAAAGCCCATTCAATTATACTAGATTCATGTATAGAAACATCAGTACCAAGATTTCTTGCTACAGAGGACATTACATTTTTTACAGATACAAAATTCATAATTAAAAGTCTTTACCTTCGTTTAATTCATTATTTAAAGCTTTTTTAAAGTATCCCATTGGAATAATTTTAGCTGTTTTATATTTTTTAGGTCTTAACCAAACTAACTTATAATAATAGTCGTTTAATATTGGAACCTTATACACAACTCTGTTTCCTTCTTCATCTAATTCATTTACATTACATCTATAATGAAAAGCTCTTTTTTGTAGCATTTTCTTTATATAGACTTTACCAAACTTAGCTGGCAATGTAACTGTTGCTTTCTCAACAACGAGTTCGTGTATCAACTCTTCAAAAAACGTTTTGATTATATTGTAAAAACCACTATAACCAATTTTCTTTATGTCTCCCTTTACAGCGTTGTAAATATCTTTAACGCTGACGTACTTGTCCTTGTACTTTCTCTGTCGGTGTTTCTCCATCTATTTCCTTGTCTCTTGGAGTTCCTATAACAACTCTATACTCTTTTGATAATATTTCTTGTGTTAATGCATTTATTAGCTCAGTAGGTAAAGGATACATTGTTGAGTCTTTATCAAAAGCTCCTTCTGCTGTTGTAATTTCAGTTGGGTTAGCAAACAATGCTGTTACCTCTAAATAGTCATCTGTATCTAAATTAAAGTTAACTAAATAAAGTCTACCATCTTGAACGTAAGCTTTCTTTACACTATTAACAAATCTATTGTTATTCTCGTAAGTGTTTTGTGATTGTGTTATAAGGCTAACACTTTCTGTTGTAGCTGCGCTATCATCATAATGCTTTATGCTTTTTATAGACTTTAAGTTTGAAAAGTTAATTAAAGCAGGAAAGCTAATATATGTCACGCTATCAGATGCAGACGTATGCTTTAACGTCTGTAAAGTCTGAGGATGCACAGCTCTACCTGAATTTGTGTAATTTAATAAAAGATTAGCTCTATAACTATGTACTAAAAACTCTACCTGTAACTTAGAGATTTTTGAATCATAATCTATGCTAGAACCCCCTTCCGCAAGGTTCTTAATATTGTAAACTATTTCATTAAGCGTAGCCATACTGCAAATTTATTAAATTAAATGAAAATAGGCTTCATCACTATGAGTGAATCCACCTACTTTCGAACAAGGAGAAACAAAAAGAGCCTCTTTAATATTATTCACTTCGTTTCTCTTCAATAGTGTTCACTTGATAAAGAGGACTTTCTATGTTTGCTGTCATCATTCTAACTGCTATTTTAACTATATTTTCAGCAGCTTCAGGGCCACAACCCCAGTTAGTAACACCAGTAGATGTGTCATCCCAATTATATGGATCATAAGCTAATGCTCCAGCTCCTAATTGAATGTCTGATGTTCCAAAATCAACTGCAGATGAATCAAAAGCACCGCCTGCAACATTAGACAATATAGGATATTTAAAATACTCCATATAGTATTGTGCTGATGTTGGACTTTCTTCAACTAATACATATGATGAGCTTTTTGTTGATCCAGCTCCACCATCGTCAATTGTTACAGATGTAACCACACCACCAGTTAAAACTGCTGTTAAAGTTGCAGGTGATGATGCTGTATTATCTAATACTGTAATAGTTGGTGCAGAAGAGTATCCAGAACCACCATCTAATATAGTAACAGATGTTATAACTCCTGCTGTATAATTAACTGTAATTTTAGCGTCATTAGAAACTAAATCGCTATTAGGATAAACTTGTAATGCTGTGCTATACATACCAAACTTTCTATTTGTAGAAGTTGGTTTGTTAAATGGATCAGAGCTAGTATCACTAACAACACCAGGAGGCAATGGATCAACTGATTCAAAAGAAGCTGTAGAATTAGTTTTAACTTTCAAGCTAGTAACTCTATATAAGGGATATGTTAATCCATAATATGTATTGTATGGATATGGAGTTGTATTGCTTGTATTGTTATGAACTCTTATCTGTCCATTTGTATCTTCTTTGAAGCTTTTTGTTTGTTTTACAACATACTTAGACGCTTCATGATTACCTTGTCCTGGATTGTTACCATAATCTGTAATAACATTATCATACCACTGCATAATGGCCATAGATAAAAATTTATCTTTTTCTGCTGTTGTAAAATATGCTTGATCTGCTTTATCTAACAGCAAGTCCATTAAGTCGTGAGCTTCTTGAAATGTCATTATTCTTCGATTTTTTCAGATTTAGTTTTACTATTTTGCTTACTGCTTTGAACTTTAACGGTTACATTACCTCTAAGTTCTTGCTTTAATAACGCATAAACATCAGAGTTTTCTTTTAACCAAACAATAGCAGCTTCTTCTGTTAAGCCCATTGTAATATGATTTTGTTTATACGCACCGTTTTCTCTCTTAATTAAACCTTTATCTAATGCTTTTCTTAAAAATATTAAATCATCTTTTTCAGGATTATAATAAAGTTCCATAAACTTATCAGGATTTACACTAGCCATTTTGATAAGTCTAGCTTTTATAACATCTTGATCAGCGTCTAAAGGTATTCCGCAAAGTCTTGCAAAATCATTTGTTTCAGCAATGCCCATTTTAGAAGCTACTAAAATAGCATCAGCAGAAGATAATAATTGTTCTACTTCTGCTTCTTCTTTTACTTTTAAATCATGTAAAAAATAACTTTTACCTGCTTTGGGATGATTTCTTAAAAAATCTACAACAGTTTTTTCATATTCATCCGCATAATCAAACTCTGCTGTTGGATTTGTTAATTCAAATTTACCTACATGATCTCCATTTATATCAAAAAATCTAACCCATCTTCCTTTTGAGTCTTTATAATCTGACAAACCTAAATAACCAAATCTTTTTGGATTTTTAACTAATAATTGAACTCTGTGTTTCATAATAAAATAATTTTTTGTTAATACCTGTTCTAAGATGAGAGAGGCGTTAACCTCTCCCAAATTAGTATTAATGACTATGAGGTTTTAGTTAAGATACCACAAGAAAGTGGGTTTCTTACAATAATTCCTGACTCAGACATTACATGACATTCAAATGAATCATCGCCATTAGCAGCCATCATTCCATTGAAGTCGTAAGGATTAACCATACCTGGTACATATTTACGGATGTAGTTTCTATTATATCCTTCAGCACCTTTAGCAACTAATTCAATGTTAGAACCATCACCTACAGTAGAGAAGTCTAAGAAAACCATTTTACCGCCTTCATTTGCATTTGCATGAAGATTTGGATCATCAAATGCTGGACAGTAAGCCATAGTAATTTTGTTACCTAATGCATGGTAAGAAGTAAAGTTAACACCTAACTCAACATCTTGACCAGATTTAGCATCAAATATTGTAGCGCCACCACCTTGACCGCGATTTGTTGCACTAACAACTTGACTTCCAACTAACAATTCTTTCATAGCTCTGTGGAATTGCTTACGACCTTCAGTTCCAGTCATTACAACATATTCCATACCTTCAGCAGTAGTAGCATTTTTAGAAAGATTTGCCATATAGTCAATTAAAGCCTCTTCAGTTAATGATCCAGCATAGTCACCATCGTTAGAACCTTCAATTTGAGCTAATATACCATCACCAGTTTGAAGAACAGTACCATCAGCATCAGTTAAAGTAGAAGCTGTGTTTGCTCCAGGAGCAGTTACAGTGTCACCCAAACCATCTGATTTTACGCCATACCAACGAGCAAGCTCTAATTGATACATAAACTCTTGAATCATTAATTCTTCAGCAGTAAAGTACCATAAAGCTTGACCATTGTTTTCAATCCAAGTTACATCAGACAACTGAGAACCAGTTACTTTTTTCTTCTTACGAGAAATAGTTAACCAGTTTTTGTAAGTGTCAGGATAAACTTGTGTTTGACCTACAGTAGATCCAGCAGATGCCTCTGCAAAAGCAGATGAAATAGTACCAGCTACAACGTCAGCATCGTAATCAGTAGCAGCCAAGTTGGTTTCACCAATTTGTCTAAATTTAATTTCCTGCTCATCTGATGAAACAGCACCTACACTAATAACTAATGCTGTACAACCACTATTAAATCTAACAACATCATTTCTATTTGCTAAAACATAATGTCCAGTAGATGCTTTAGATTTAAATTTAATATAAAATAATTCATTAGCAGCACTTGTAGTGTGAGATGCACTATAAGTTCCAGAAGAACCACCAGAATCAGGAGCAGCTTCACCACCAGCAGCAGCTACTAGAGGCTTGTTTAATCTACCTAATACTTTCCACTCATAAGAGTTATCAGCTAATACTTTAGCGTTAGAGAAACGGCCAGCTCGCTCCAATAAATAAGTTAAAGAATAACGTTGGTGCTGACGTACCAATGTTTTTGAAATTTCAGGATACTTCAAAAGATTATCTACAAGAGAATTACTTTGCTCTGTATCCTTACCATAAACACCTGAAAATGTTTTCATCGTAGTAAAAATTTAAAAGTTAAAAATTAATTAAAAAAATCTCTTGCATGAATTACTTTTGATTTCACTTGTTAGGGAAACTTTGTTTCGACTAAGCGTCATCTCATCCAGGCTTCACACATACCTGACTATGATCTTGAGAACTGCGAAGGATCAAATTTCTTTGACTTCATAGGTCTCGGTTTTGAAGTTCTACCTAAGTCTGGAGATGTGATGTTGTCAAGAATCTGAGACTTACCGTCTTCGTATCCTTTTTTAGACTGCAAAGCAAATACACGTTCTTTGAACAATTTAAACATTGCCTGCTCAAACACTTCTTCATGTGAAGAACTCAAATCTTTATAGAAGTCTCCACTAGTAATATATTTGTAGACTTCTTTTTTTTGTTCTTTACCTAAATTATAACCATAAAAATCTTCTCTTTCTTTTATAGTTTTTTGTAAAGCAATTTTATTTTCTTCTATTTGTTTTTGCTTCTCTTGTTCTTGTAACTGTGCTTCTTCTTTTTGTTGTATTTCTCTGTTAACAATATGCTTGTTTATTTCATTTCTAACTTTAAGAGCTTCGTACTTTAATGTACCAGCATCTTCAAGTCTATCTATGTAATCTTCTACTTCAGCATCTCCAAAGCCTCTAGCTTTTAATTCTTCTACCATTAAACCTTTGTCGTCAAGTTTAAGAATATTTTTAAGTTGATCAAATTCATCAACAGGCTCATTAGCTTTTTCTTCCTCTTTATTGTCCTGAATAGCTTTTAATGCTTCTTGTATTTCTTCTTTAGTAGACTTTCCATCAAGTCCAAGCTGTGCTGCAACTGCTGCCCAGTTAACATCGTCTCGTCCAGCATCTTCTCCAGCTTTATTCTCTTCTGCAACTGGCTCGTCTTCGAATGACCAATCATCATTTTCTTCAACTTCTGATTCAACAGATTCTTCTGTTGCTTCATCCAAAGTTTCAGTAGACTCAGTTTCAACATTATTGAATGAATCTCCAAATGCGATAGGATTAAACTTATTCGCTTCACTTGTAGATGTTTCAGAATTATCTACTAATGCACTTTTATTTTCTTCTGACATAATATAAATTTTTTGTTACTCCGTTTGCAAATATACAACTTATCCTAATAATTCATCCAATGATTTGTTATTAGTACCTTTTGTAGGTAATTGTGTACCTAATGTATAATTATCAGATTCATCTAAACCCTTCTCTTTTAATTTAACTTTTTCTTTCATGTCGGCAATGTCTCTAGCTCCATCATCTTTAACATCAGCTATTTGTTTTTTAGCATCTGTTTCAATTTTAGCAACTTGAATTTTACCATCAACTCTTAAACTTTCTAATTCTTTAGCTCTTTCATGTTCAGCTTGTTTAGCTTGTTCCATCATTTGAGCTTGTTGTTGAGCCATTTGCATTTGCTGTTCTTGTTGCTGTTGCATAACTTTCATAGCTCTTTCTAAAGTATGTTCAGCTTCTGTAGCTGTATCAGCTTTTAAAACTCTAAGAACATCTAAAAGTCCAGCTTTACCAGACTGCATAGCAGCTTGTGCAATTTGATTTATAATTTGTTTATTAGCTTGTTCTTTGCCAGTGTCACCAATAAATAAACCATAATCATTAAGAGCTATTTCATTTGGCATTACATTTAATATTTTGTAAGCACCATCACCTAATATAGTAGCTCCTTTAAAACCACTACTCCAGCTAATTTTCATTAAGTTGGCAGCTCTTTCAAGAACTCTTTTCTTAATTTCATTATGCATAAAAAACCAGGTTTCAGTGGTTAATGCAGACTGCTGTACAGATCTCTGCACGTTTCCTACATATTCACTTGTATTAATAGCACCAGCTCTTTGTCTACTAATACCTGATATTTGACCTGCTGTTTCCTCAAGCATTAATTTTAAATTAAATAACTGAGATACAGACTGAGAAATAGTAAAGTCTATTTGTTGGAATTGATTAAAGGTAGCCATTTGATTACCTTCATCTTTACTATTAATAGGAATAATACCATCATTTTTTAAGTGATACATTACATCTTGTATATCCATACCTATATTAGTAGGTAATTGAGATACGTCATACACAACTGCTTTACCACCTGAACGAGCCATAGCTAATTCAATGTGATACATAGTAATGTTATAAAGCATTTGTACGTTATGTAATAAGTCTACGAGTGACTGTGGTCTGCCTGTGCTATTATTTCTAATTACGCCAACATAAGAAAGTGGTGTAGAGCCATAATCATCAACTGATCTTACTTGGTTTGGTCTACGTCTGCAATTTACAAGTACAACACCACCAATTTTAGTTCCTTCCCAAATATCGTCAACATATCTTGTTTCGATAGTATCACCCTTACGTCTTTTGTAATCATCTGGAACTAATTTTTTAAATGGTCTTTGTGGATCGTATTTATTTTCAGATACTTTAAACTTAAGTGGTTTAATAGACTTCCACTCACAAGTTACTACACGTATTCTGTTTTCAGTTCCATCATTCCAATCAAGCCATTCAAAGTCATGGTTGAATTTTTCAGCAGCATTTAATGATGCTATTCTACCCATTTCTTCTATTTGATTAATTTGATCTCTATCTAAAGAGTCTGCAAATTCATCAAGTATTTCATTAACGCCTAGCCATCTTTCTTCACCAACCCACTGAGCATCATCTAAAAAGTCTGACTCTGAGTTAGTATCATATATAACGTTTCTTGGATCTATACGTCTAACAAATGGATCACCATTTTTAATATATACTTTATAAAATTCTTTAGAGGTTACTAATAAATCTCTAAATCCATTCTTAAATACATCTTTTAGATTGTATTTATTTAATATATACTCTAAGCCATCTTCAACCGTCATTTCAATAGCTTCTTTGTAAGTATACATCATGTACTCTTCTACATCTTCTGGCATTGGCAATTGATCCATATCCAGTTGCAAATCTTTTGGAGCTAACGCTCTAATCTCTTCAATCTGCTCATTAATGTATTTTTTTATTTCTATTGCAATTTTTTTATCTAATTTTCTTAGAGTTGCTGCTTTATTAATAGTAGAAACCTTTTTTTGTAGTGGTCTTGTTAAATCTTCACCCATAAGTAAGTCAATCTTAGGTGCTATAATAGGATAATTAACAAGTTTAGCAGGATAAGCTGCTCCATATTGCTCAGTCACATATCTGTATTCATCTACGTCAACATGACCATTATATATGTTATAATTTCTAATATCATCAAGTCTTGAATGAACAAGCGGAGCATCATCAGTGTTCATTGTACTGACGATAGCATCTATCATTGCTTCGCACCAAGCTTCATCTTTTTCGCTATCAGGTAATAGCTGTTTCGGAAATGTAAGTGTGTTATACATTTATTAAGATTTTTTAGGTATACCTCTACTATTCATTGCAAATTTACGAAATCCCAACGATTCTTTACTAATTTTTTCATCTACATCCAACACTCTTCTAGAATAATTATCATTATTATGTAACAAGCATAGTCCAAAAGCTATTGCACGGTCTGTATTTCTTTGTCCATAGTATGATAATTCTTCAAGCAAATCATAAAACCAAATATCTTGTATATTAGACTTTATGTATTCATCCATCAAATCCTCCATAAATGATTTTACTTGTTTATTCATGTGGACACCATATGTATTTCTTGTAAGTGTTCTTATATTATGTGCTGACGCAGGTTTCTCTTTTAAAAGTGATTGCATGCCTTCTTTTTTAAAGTAATCTATGATTGCTATCTTAGTATACTCTATAAGCATTTTAGCATTATAATATACAGCTAACTTTAATACGCCGTCATAAAATTCTTCTTTCCTATCAGGTCTATCAGTATATTCAGCTATAATATAATCTCCTGGTTCATTCACATTAAGAAATCTTCTATATATCATAGCACAACCCTCAGATGTACTAGCACCTGCTTTGTCCTGGTCATAACTATCCACACCACCTATATCTAAACCAACGAAGTTGGTTCGCGGATGTGCGAGAATTTTAAATTTTCCATGTTTGTGTGGTTCAAACTCCACGGAAAGTGTTCCGTTGTCGCCTGACACCCAATGCAAGTTTCCTTTTTGTATTTGACCTCTTGCTTGCGTATTAGTCATTATAAGACCTCTTTGTTGGTTTATAAGTGATATATTAAATCTACTAGACTTGGTATTTAGAAATGCCTCTTCAACTGTTAAAGGATAGTTTTGTAAGTGTAAGTTATAAGCCTTTTGATCTGCTTCCACTTTTCTTCTATCTTCTTCAAGTTTTTTTCTAGCTCCATTCTCATCTTCATCACCAGTGTTAATGTCGAAAAAACCATAGTAAGCACGTGAAGCTGGAATAAACATAGGAACTAAATTGAATGCTTCTGCGTTGTAATACATTTCCATAAAGTCTTTAGATGCTTTTGTAATATCACCACCAGTTCCTCCAACAATTGGAACACCATATTGTATATCGCCATCCATAAAACAAGCTTTAGATGACATATAAGCATTTTTAAGTCTCTTAAACTCCCCAGCTTCTTCAAACACCATAACACCTAAACGCTCACCTTTAAATACTTCTGGATTATCCATAGTACGACATATAATCTGTGATTGGTATCCACCAACCTCCCACTTGCCGTCTTTATTTTTCATTTTATATCCAGCTTTCAGTATTTCGTCTGTATCACGCAGTATAGAATGTCTGAAGTTCATATGAATATTATTCAGTCCATTCTTAACTTTATTAAAGAAGGATGTTGCTGATGACTGCAATCCTGCCGCTACACCAACGTCATTAAATGGAAAGAATGTATATTCATGGGCTAATATACCAGAGTTCATATATGAAAAACCTTTATCCCTGGCTTTTATAATAATCATGCCCTTTTCTTCGTCTT